CATGAATATGGTTTACTAATGCCAATGACATTACACAATCGTCATGACATCCCCGTTCAGCTTCCATTGCACCATTCTCGTTAACAATATAAGTCATTAGTTCACGTACGGTCACTTTATCGTTAAGCTCTATCTCGCCTTCTCGCAGAGCAGCTCTTAGCTGATCAATGATTAAAGGTTTAGTCTTAACATTAGTATGAAAGCCTAGCTTTATCGTCTCTTTATCTGATAGTTTGTCATAAACAACTTCAGTATAAAAGTTAGGATAAGCATAGTCCTTACCAACTCTGGTACAAGTCAATATACCGTGGTTGTTAGACTCAATGATCAGTTTAGCTGTGTTATAGAAGTACCCTAGAGCGACTAAGACTTGTGCAAAGAAGTCAGGGTGTACCTGAGACCTAAACATAGCTACTTGTCTCTTCTTAGAGTCAAACACTTGAGCAACACTCCAGTCACCCCCACGAACACCCATAGATACGTCAGCACCTATGTAGTATGTCTCACCTGGGTCATGTATACGGTAGGTAATAAGCTCTCCACGAGGATGCTCTACCCACTCTTCATTCTCCATAGCAAGACGCTGTAAGATGTCTGGTGTCTCCTCAATCCTCTTCTGAAGTGTTTGAGTATTAAAGACTGGTCTACCAGAGGTCAAGAAGGCTTCTTCAGCAGTGCTAGGATATTCCTGTTGGAATAACTCTAGACCGTTCTGAGCTACCTTCTTACGTCTAAACATTAACTGTTCATCATCTAGGTTATGTGCCTTGACTAAGTCTTCTTCATCAGGAGTTCTCTCAAACTTCTTAGGGACAGGTTCTCTATATTCACCCTGAATAAACCAAGGTAAGAACACTGGAACAAAACCATTAACACCCTCACAAGCACCCTTCCAGATCTCATAGAATGAGCCTGAGACACCATTAGCTGTGCTCTCAATAAAGATAGCAGTGTTCTTGGTGTTAGGGATAGCTTGGAGGATAGCGTTAAGGTTGTCCTTAGCTGTTGAGTTAGGCCAGAAAGCAAGCTCAGATAAGTGGGCTTGTGTAAAGGTCTCACCACGAGCAATACCATCACCACCAGCCGTAGCAACAACATAAGAGCTGTCTAAGACATCAAAGTTTAATTCTTTACGTGAAGAGTACTTTGAGTGTGGTTTAAGGATGTCTGGTGTATGCTCATAATATCGTTTGGTCATGTCAAACAAAGCTCTAGTTGAGTCAGCATGGTGCGTGACCACGAGACTCTTCTGAGCTTTATGTTGAGAGATGTACCAATACAACCAACCACCAACTAAGGTAGATAGTCCCATTTGTCGAGCTTTAAGAATGACAACTCTGACCTTACCTTCACTTTCAAGCTGGTTTAAGACAGCATCAAGCAAAGACTTCTGAGCTACGTTTAGAGTAAAAGGTTTAACTTCTCCTTCTTTGGTTCTAATCTTTAAAGCATGTTGAGCATAAAACTCAAAGTCATCATAAAGCTTTTTCCGTACTCTAAGTTGCTCTGGAGTCATACTAGACAGAACCTAGAGCTTTCTGCTCTTCTTCAGACACAAGAGCTAAGAAGTCCTCTGCCTTTTTGATACTAACTTCAGACTGAGAGACAGGCTTAGCCAATGTCCACTCAAGTACTGTACGTGCTGCTGAGAGCTTGTCTTTAGGACTAATCTCAGTCATACGCATGATCTCTACTGCTGTCTCAATCCCTTCACGGGCAAACTCTGCCTTGGGAATTTCAAACCCTTTGCTTTCCATCAGTTTCACTATCTCCTTTGCTTCCGCTTTAGCTTTAGCTCTGTGTTGGTTTCGTTGTGTTTTGTTGTAACCTGCGTAAGACCCTTTGGGTTTACCTGGCCCACCAGCAAATCGTTTGTCAGTCCAAAGCTTCCATAAGGTACGACCTTCCTCTGTTTGTTGTAAACGAACAAATAGGTTCTTGGAGGGGTCTTTCAGATAGTCCCGATACTGTGGTTGTACATTCCAGCGTTTAGATTTTGGATTCCAAATAGGAGGAAGCCATTTAGTACCTACTGGCATTACCTTAAAGATAAGCTTCTTTTCTGGGTCATAACGACCACCTTCAGGTATTGGAAGGTTTTCGTGGTCTCCGTACTTTGCTCGTAATTTCGGGTGTACTGTGTCTTGATTCTTGGGTTGTTGTTCCATTAGTTATTCCTAAGTTAGTCAAACGGCTCTTCATGGCTGTACGAACAGCTATTAGAGATGATTTGCTAACAGCGCAAAGCATTTCAGGAGGGAGAGAGTTATACATCTCGCCCCCCATTTCTACTTTAGTCTGTGTATCAAATTGTGGGTCTTCAATCATACGATTAAAGGTTTCCCAGTGGTGGTATATGTCTATTGAGTTCATTAAAGTCCTAATTTCTCAAGGATTTGAGCAGCTACATCATCTATTTCACGACCCTGTGCTTTATCATTTAAGATTTTAGCTATGGCCCCTGTTGCGTAAGCCCTAGGGGCTTTGATGTCTTCTCCAGAAGCTGATTTGGTTCTATTGATAATTGATGTTAGTGCATCGTCATTAAGCCCTGAGACTACTTGAGAAGCTCGTTTATAAAACTCATCAGCAATACCGCCTGTACCTTTAACTCCAGCTTCCTTGGCAGCCTTTTTAAGAATCTTAGGTGAAACCTTAAGACCTTGTTCAGTAGCAATACGAACAGCTTCATCCTGTATCATACCTAAAACTTGTGTACTAGGTACTTTACTGGATTCTCTGATGTTCTGGATAAAAGGAGCAAAATCTGGTTTACGTTGAGAAAGTTCATCTAAGACAGAGACCAAGTCTTTATCTTTAAGACCAGTGTACTCAGTCATTGTGCCTTGAACACCACCAGAACCTGTTTTACCTTGGCTCCAGTTGTCTAAAGAGTTTTTCTTAACAACAGCCACTACCTCAATAGGCTCTAACTCAGCAACGCCTTCTTTACCATACCTTTTTTGGAGGTCTCGTTTCATAAGCTTAGAAAAAGTCTTCATTTCTTTTTCGTTGCGGGGAGTTCCTAATTTGTTGGAGAGCTCTAATAAGTAGGTAGGGTCTTTAGCTTTAACATCAGCTAAACTTTTCTGTAGAGCAGCCTGAACTGGATCTACAGGAGCAACTGCATTTAAAGCTTCTCTAGCTTCCATTTGCCGTTTGATTTGATTAGAGAACTCAGTCATTTCGGTTGGGTTTCTAGGGGCACCGAACTTGTTAGAAGCCCCAAGTAAGTAGGTTGGGTCTTTAGCCTGGACGTCTGCTATACCTTGCTGTAGCTCAGCTTTACTTTTAGCTTCTAAATCAGCTGCTTTTTTAGCTGCTCTTTCGGCTGTTCGTCTAGCTGCTTCTTCAGGGGATACTTGTCTTGCAGCTACTCTTGCTGCTTGCTGGGATTCTTGAGCAGCTTTTAAAGCAGCTTGAGATTTAACAGCTTGGTCAACTAGTTTGTCTATTACTTCTTTACCTTGAGAAGCTTCAGATGCGCCTGTCTTCTTTAAGACGTTTTGAGCGCCTTTAACCATAGACTCACCAACTAACTGTTGTCCCCGATCAGCCCTACCAACACGACCACCTAACTTATTTTTAATAGATGCTGTAAAACCTTGGGGGATGTAAGCGGGAACACTTGTGCCAGCAGATATAGCTATAGGAGCTGCATCTACACCAGCCCTTGCGGCTGCCCCTATTAAACCTCCCTTAGCGCCAATAGCTTCTGTTAATATACGAGACCGTTGAGATTGTTCTATCGCATCCGCAACAGCAACACCCATAGGGTCATTCCGTAAGTTATTAATAGAAGTCGAGTCTAAACCATCAGCTTTTTTTAGGGATTCTAAATACAACTTTCTGTTAGGGTAATTTTGTGGTAACTTTTCAATAGAATCTTTAATAGGATTAATAAAAGAATCTTGTACTTTAGTGTTTAATTCCATAGCTGTTAATGGCTGAATTTTACCATCAACCATTCTATTGGCGTTATTAAACTCTTTGTTAATCTTTAAAATGATTTCACTATCAGCAGCAGCTCTAGAAGGGCTTTGATTAGCTGCTTGTAAAATACCTTTTTCAGCAGAACTAGTATTTAATTTTAACTTACCACGACCTGCAGCTGAGGCAGCAGCTAAAGTAGCTAACGTAGCAAGACCAGCAGAGGTTTCTAAGGGAGCTGCTTCCATAGCACTACCTATACCACCAAACAAACCTAATTGCTTACCAGTAGTAGCTACAGGCATTACGTTAGCTAAAGCTTGCTGAGATAATTGAGGGGCATTCCGAGCTAACGCACTAGATACACCACCTACACCAGCACCTGCCATAGCTTTAACACCACCAGCTACTCCTTTCTCTAAACCAGTTTGGGGTTTTGGTAAACCAGCTACGTCAGAGACACCACTAGCAATAGTGGGGGCGCTCATACCTACAGTTTCAGAGATAGACTTAGATGCTTGAGGAAAGCCAACAAGGTTAGCCCCTGTAGCTACTGCTTCACCTACAGCCCGTACAGGAAAGGTAAACGCTTGTTCAGCGCCTTCACCTGCACTTCGTAAGAATAACCCACCAGCCCTCTTCATTTGATCCATAAAACCTGCTTCTTGAGGAACTGTTTGTGTAGGGGTAGGTGGAGCACTAGCTTGAGACATCAATCCTTGAATTTCCTTAACTGCTTCTTGGTTTCCAGCAGCTTGTGCTTGTTGAAGGCCAGTTTGCAGCTGTTCCATAGAATATCCAGACCCCTGCTGTTGTGTCGTGCTAGTGTCGGGCTGTTGTCGTGCTTGTGGTTGTCGTGCTTGTGTTTGTTGTGCTTGTGGTTGTTGTGCTGAAATCAATTGCTGTAGTTCTTGGACTGCTTCTTGGTTTCCTGCTTCCTGTGCTCTTTGTAAACCAGTCTGGAGTTGCTCTAAAGAGTATGGACTTGCTTGTTGTGCCACATTACCTCCTTGCTGTGTTTGAGCTTGCGCTGTGGGGACTAATGCATTAATAGTTTTTTCAACCCAAGAGGCTCTCTTATCATAAGCAGGGACACCAGGTCTAAGATAAGAATCAGTAAAGATTTTACCTGCTTGAACTGGGTCTTGGACATCTTTAAGTTTGTTTAAGACGCCTTTCTCAGGAGTCTGGGTAAGCTCATAAACTAAGAACTGATAGTTAGCTTCTGGGTCAGCTACATCCATATTGTTTTGTTGTGCCCAAGACTCAAACTGTCTACGTCTAGGACCAGTCCATTGAGCCCACCCGTAACCACCACGAGAACCTGGTACTGTAGGTTTCATTTCATTAATAGACTGTAGCCCAGCAGACTCATACCCTAATTGACCAACAATACCAGTAGCAACTTGAGGAGATATGTTTAAGTCATTGGATAACCTTTGTACTGTTTGTGGTGCTAGTTGTTCCCATGACATAATATGTCTCCTTATTTTATTTTAAGAACTGTGCTGCGTTTGGTGATGCAACACCACCTTGAGGTTGTGCTGTTTGGTTGCGAGGAGTAAATGTAGCCCCTTGTGGTACAAAGCCTTGTAGTGTCTTGTTTTTACGATAATAGGATAAAGCATCTTCTTTTGCATTAGCAATAGCTTTTAATTCATTAGCTACTTCTAACAGCCTACGGTAGTTTTGTTCTTCATTTAACGCAGGGTCATAAGCACGAGATAAGAACATTTCACCTTCAGCCTTAGTAAACTGAGCACCAAGAGTAGCTTTTAAACTAGATTGAATAACACTCTCAGCCCTTTTTTGCATTTCAGCAGACTCTGGGGCTAAACGCTTTCGTATAGACTCAGGTAATAAAGACATCCATGGTCCTGAAATATCATCTCTAAAAACAGGTTTACCTGCGTTATCAGTTCCTTTTACTAGATCTTTAGCAACTGATTCTAGAGAACTAATACCGCTTCTAGCTTGAGCTATATCAGGTATGTCTTTTAAAGCTTGTCCTTCAATTTGTTGGTTAATTTTATTACCAGCAGCTATTTGTGCTAATTCAACTTTACCTAACATGTTTGCTTGGTTTTGACTTTGCTGAAACTTCTGAACATCTTCGTTACTGACTATTTCAACTCGACCATCAGGGAAAGATATTTGTGAGAAAGCGCCTCCCGCTAAAGGTGTTACTTTAGGTTTGTTAGCAATAAGCTCAGTGTTATAGCCCCGATTAAAACCAGTCAAGCCTTGAGCAAGACCTTCACGTAGGTTAGGAGCACTTAATAAACCTGCACCTGCTGCAATAGCTCCTGAACTAAGTGCTGTGTTTCTAGCTTGATCATTAGAAGCTCCCATCATTTGTGTTGCTTGTTCTTGAGATAGGATACCAGAAGGCATACCTAAGATTCCGTTTGCCATTTTAGCTCCTTGTTAATTTAAAGGTCTTGCTGG